GATGAATCACTTCAATTCTACCAAGAGTATCACAGTGATGCGGTTGTACGTAACTTGCGAAAACATGTTCTCACACAGGCCGATAAAGATAATGGTTATATCGAAATACCAAACTCATCCAATATCTTTACGATCAATAATGTCTTTACGATCACAACGGCTCAATCATCGACAAGCATCTTCTCGGTAGATTATCAAATTCACTTTAACGACATCTTTGATCTTGGTGGACCTTATGGTGGAATTATGAACTATGAGATGACAAAACAATATATGTCTCTTGTGGATCGTAATATCAATGGTATGTACGAAATGATCGAGTATTCTCGTCATAAGAATCGTGTAAATTTCCATGCCAATGTTCTGAAGGATTTGGATGTTGGACAATATGTGATTTTTGATGGATACGAAGCTATCGATCCGAATACATACACCGATGTGTGGAATGACATGTTTCTCAAAAAGTACACAACCGTTCTCTTTAAGAAACAGTGGGGACTCAATCTCATTAAGTTCGAAGGTATGCAACTTCCGGGCGGAGTGACTTTCAATGGAAGACAAATCTTTGACGACGCAAACACCGAGATCGAAAAGATCGAAGAACAGATGCAGTTAAGATACGAAGCTCCTCCACACTTCTTTGTAGGATAATATGTCTCCTCGTAACGTATACTTCAGTCACGGCACCACAGCCGAAAAGCGTCTCTACGAAGATTTGATCATAGAGTCTTTGAGAATCTATGGACATGACGTATACTATATTCCTCGTAAGATAGTCAACACAAACGCAATCTTCAACGAGGATGCATTGTCGGAGTTCGGTGATGCGTTTATGATTGAAGCGTATGTTGAGAATATTGATGGATTTGCGGGCGATGGTGATCTCTTAAGTAAGTTTGGTGTCGAAGTACGAGATCAAATGAATCTCATTATTTCGGATCGACGTTGGCAGGATCTCATTGGAAGATTTCAAACCGACGATGAAGCCGCTCTTCGACCCAAAGAAGGAGATCTTATCTTCTTTCCAACTGCGAATGGTCTCTTTGAGATCACCTTTGTTGAAGACGAAACACCGTTCTATCAATTACAAAATCTTCCGACATTTAAACTTACATGTGAACTCTTTGAGTACAATAATCAGGCAATTGACACAGGTGTCGATGCGATTGATAAGTTTGAAACTGAGTTTGCAACAAGAACGAAGCTTACCTTGGGTGCTGGATCGGGTACGTACAACATTGGAGAAGATGTTACTCAGGGTCTTGGAGATAAGAGTCCACAAACAGTTATCACTGCCGAAGTTACGACAGACAGTGATTCTCCGGCAGATGGATCGGGTTATGTTATTGTTTCGAGCATTACCACATCCTTTGACTCACCGGAACGAAGCACAACTCAGTTCTCAATAACCAGCGGAAGTGTTGGAAATCTTGTGGGAGCAGAGTCAGGCGCCTCTTATGCAATTACCGCAATTGATGGATTCACTACAATTGACGATAAGGATTCTGACGCACAGAACGTAGACTTTGAAACGATTGGAAACAATTTTATCGATTTTACGGAATCGAATCCCTTCGGCGAAATCAACATAACGACTTAAGATGCTCAACGGACAATACTTTTACAATCAGACCATGAAGAAGGCAGTTGCCGTCTTTGGAACGATCTTTAATAACATAAAGATTGTTCGACAGGGTGGAAGTATGGAAAGAGTTCCCTTGGCGTATGGTCCAAAGTCGAAGTTCCTTTCTCGCATCAATTCCGACAGAAATGAAGCTGTAAATAGAAGTATTGCGATAAAACTTCCAAGAATGGCGTTTGAGATTACTTCGATCTCCTATGATACGACCGCAAAACTCAATCGAATGAATAAGAGATTCTTTCCGATTGATGGAAACAACACCAAAAAGAATACCGTAATGCAAAGTGTTCCCTATAAGTTGGGAATACAGTTGAATATCCTTGCGACAAACCAAGAAGACGCTCTACAGATCTTTGAACAAATTCTTCCCTCCTTTACACCCGAATACACCATTGCGATAAAGAACATGGAAGGACCGGACACATCAACTGATGTGCCGATTGTTCTGACTAGTGTTTCTTTTTCGGATGAGTACGAAGGATCTTTTGAGACTCGAAGAACTTTGATTTATACGCTTGACTTTGAGATGCGTGTTCGATTTGCCGGAACAACATCCGAAGGTAAGATCATTCGCATCGTCGATACTTACTACTACAGTAAGTTATTGGATACTGACGATAGTCCAACGATTAAGACTTCGAATCCGGTTGGAGAAGAGAATGTTAGAGTTGCGGCTGTTGACGACAATTCACCATTTGACGCAGACATAACAACGACATTTGGTTTTGATTATGGCTTACCGTGATAAAAATGAGATTGTTGCTGCTTTAGAAAAGAATCTTCCGGTAGTTCCAAAAAAGATCAAATCAACCGTTGATCAGGGGCAGATCAATAACGACACCGAAGATGATGTAGAGTATTCTCGGCAAAAGATGAAGGAACTGATCGATATGAGTTCCGAAGCCATTCAAAACATGATGGCACTTGCGGCCGAAACTGAACATCCTCGCGCGTTTGAAGTTCTTTCGAACATGATTAAACAGGCATCCGAGATGTCACAGGATCTTGTTAAACTTCAGAAGACGCGAAAGGAAATCACACAATCCAAAGAAGAATCAAACGGAAAGACCACAAATAATGCGATCTTTGTAGGCTCAACAAATGAGTTACAAAAATTTTTGAAAAACCGTGATAATGATGAATGAAGCAGGCGGATACCTTGGTAACGCGCTAGTTAAAAGAGACGGACTTCCACAGGATTATACTCAAGATCAAATCAACGAGTATATCAAGTGTATGAATGATCCGATCTACTTTGCGGAAAACTACGTAAAGGTTATTACTCTGGATAAAGGATTGCAACCATTCAAGCCATATCCTTATCAGCGTAAGATGTTTAAACAGTTCAACGAGAATCGTTTCAATCTTGTTTTGGCTTGTCGTCAATCCGGTAAGTCGATCTCTTGTGTGGTTTACATTCTTTGGTATGCGATCTTCAACGCAGATAAGACCATTGCGATTTTGGCGAATAAAGGTTCGACTGCTCGTGAAATGTTGTCGCGTGTTACACTGGCACTTGAAAATCTTCCGTTCTTTCTTCAACCCGGCTGTAAGGCATTGAATAAAGGATCGTTGGAGTTTTCTAATAACTCGCGAATCATTGCCGCCGCAACATCTGGTAGTTCTATACGTGGTCTCTCGGTTAATCTTCTCTTTCTTGACGAGTTTGCCTTTGTGGAGAACGCAAATACTTTTTACACTTCGACCTATCCGGTTATCTCATCTGGTAAGGAAAGTAAAGTCATTATCACCTCAACGCAGAATGGAACGGGTACACTCTTCTATCGATTACTTGAAGGTGCGATGCAGGGAACAAATGAGTTTCAAGCCTTTCGAGTTGATTGGTGGGATGTGCCGGGTCGAGACGAGGAATGGAAAAGACAAACCATTGCCAATACGAGCGAAGAACAGTTTCGACAGGAGTACGGAAACGAGGCAATTGGATCTTCGAATACTTTAATCTCCGCAAATGCTCTTCTTGGTTTAAAGAACGAGAATCCAAAACAAGTCTATCAGGATACAAAGATTTATCGCAAGGTAAAAGAAGGTCATCACTATTTGATGATGGTCGATGTTTCAAAAGGAAGAGGACAAGACTACTCGACTTTTAATGTGATTGATATCACCAATGGAGAGTTTGAGCAGGTTGCGACATATCGTGACAATATGATCTCTCCTTTGATCTTTCCGGATATCATTATTAAGATCGCAAAGATGTATAACGAAGCGATGATTCTCATTGAGAATAATGATGCGGGCCAAGTTGTTTGTAATACGGTATATTACGAGTATGAGTATGAGAACACCTTTGTGGAATCTTCGATTAAACGAGGTGGAGTCGGAGTCACTATGACGAAGAGAGTCAAACGAATTGGATGCTCAAACCTCAAAGACTTGATCGAATTGAATAAGTTAAAAATTCATGATGGTGAAACCATTCGCGAACTTGCGTCATTCGAAGTCAAAGGATCCAGTTTTCAGGCAGCTCTGGGAAATCATGATGATCTTGTAATGAATCTTGTTCTCTTTGCATGGTTTGTTTCTTCGGATGCCTTCGGAAACATCAACGATTTCAATCTTAAGGATGTTTTATTCAATCAAAAAATGCAAGAGATCGAGGATGATATTCCGCCCTTTGGTGTGATTGATGACGGAACTTCTTATGGAAATACCGAATACGATAAAATGATTGAAGCATCAAAGGCCTGGAAGTCTCTCTAAAACCTACTATTTATAAATAGTCTTATGAAAAACCACCTTGTTATGTTTAACACTTATCATTCAATTCAAATAACTGAAAGGAAAAACGCATGGGATTTTTAGTATCACCTGGCGTCGATGTCAACGAGGTTGACTTGACGAACGTGATCCCGGCAGTATCAACTTCGATAGGCGGTATCGTTGGTCACTTCAAATGGGGCCCCGTTGAGGAAGTTGTTAGTGTTGGATCCGAAAAAGAGTTGGTTGCCAATTTTGGTAAACCAGACGATAATACATACGGTCAGTGGTTTCAAGCTGCGGCCTTTTTACAATACGGAAACGCATTGAACGTTTATAGAACAGCCGCATCGGGGGCAAAGAACGCAAACAATGCTGGTGCAAGTACAATAAATGTTAAAAACACCAACCATTACCTGAATCAAGAGGCAAGTCTTGGAGCTGACAGTCCAGAAACGACATTTTTTGTTGCTCGTTATCCTGGCGCTCTTGGAAATTCTCTACAAGTTTGTGTTGTTACGGCAAACAATTGGACTAGTGTTATAGATCCTGTTGCAAAGTCTGCTGTTGATCAACCAACCGGAAATGATTTTCACATCGTAGTTATCGATGAAGATGAAGAAATCACCGGAACTGCTGATACTGTTTTAGAAACTTATCTTGATTTAAGTTCTACCGACGGTTCGAAAAGATTAGCTTCAGAAGGTGGAGATGGAAGTTCTAATTACTACAAAAACGTTCTTGAAGCCTCTTCTGCTTGGATCTGGCCAACTGCCGCTAATATCGGAGATGATTCTCCTGTAAGTGGTGGTAACTACAGCCTAACTGGTGGTGTTGATGCAACAACTGTTCCCGGTACAGATGATTTGGCTGGTGATTACGCAACAGCTTTTGGAGATGCCGAAACAATTGACGTCAATATATTGATTGCTCCAGTTGGAGATGTTCTTAATTCTCCTCTTGGAAATACTGATTTGGTTGCAGACACTGCATCTTCTCGTAAAGATTGTGTTGCTGTTCTTTCTCCTCCAACAACTGGAACGGGAGGAACTGCTGCTCAGTCTACTCCGGCAACGGCATTGGCAAATACAATCGCATGGGCAAGTAATATTGCTAGTAATTCTTACGCAATTCTATCATCCACCGCAGTGTACGTTTACGACAAGTACAACGATAAATATCGTTGGATTGGTTCGGCTGGTCACGTTGCAGGTCTTCTTGCTAACGTTGATGATGTCGCAGAACCTTGGTTCTCGCCTGCTGGATACAATCGTGGTCAATTGCGTGGAGTTGTGAAACTTGGATACAATCCAACTTCATCTCAA